AAGTCGTCGAGGCGGACTGGGCCGAGGAGCTCGGCAAGGGCGAGGGCGGCGGCGAACGGGGACTTCCCGGATCCTTTGGCGAGGCGGCGGACGCCGTGCCGGTAGAGGAACCGGCCGTTCTCATCGACCTCGTAGAAGTGCAGGAGGAAGTTGATCTGGCCTGGTGTCGGCTGGAAGGCGTTCCCGGCCTTGGGGCCGTTCGGCTGGGTCAGGTTGTCGATCATCCATGCGGCGACCCAGTAGCCGAGTGTCTTCTCGGGCAGGCCGTCGGGGAGTGTGTGGAGGCGCTCCCGTGGGGCGAGGAGCGCCTCGCTCATGCTTCCTTCTGCCTGGCTTCGAGGAACTTCTTCATGGAGGCAACGCCGGCGGACTCGATCTCCTCCTCGCTGTGGCGGTCGAGTTCGATGCGGACTCGACGCCGGTCCCCCTCGGTGAGGAGCAGGGAGGTCATCATGGAGTTGATCGCGGTGAGCATCTGCGCTCCTCGCCGCCCGGAGGCCTTGTAGTGCGAGATGTCGTCGCAGAGGGAGTACAGGACGGCCCAGTCGGACGGCTCGTAGTAGACGGCTTCACCGGACTTCTTGGCTCCGTCCCAGACCATCTTGGCTATCGGGTGCCAATCTTCGTCGGGCTCGGGGATGAAGTCGAGGTTCCCGGATCGGCCTTGCGTCAGGCCGTTCTTGCGCTTCCTGGCGCGCGTCGTCCTGTGGCCCTCGTCGGAGCGCTTGGGGATTGGGCTCGGCATGGTCTCCTCCTCACAGGTATCCGGGGTGCTTCGGCGGTGGTTTGCGTCTGGCTCGTTTCGGCCGGGTCCATCCTCCTCGTTTCCGGGATTCCTTGGACTGGGCCGCGGTGCGGCGCATGTGGCAGGTGCGGCACAGGGAGCGCAGGTTGCCGATCGAGTGGTTCTGTCCTGGGCTTATGTGATCGACTTGATTGGCCGGCGCTCCGCAGAATACGCATTTGCCGTTGTCTCTTCTGAGGACTCTGGCTCTTATCTTGTTCCAGTCGGCCGGTAATTCGCTTCTGCGTCGGCTCTCATTGCGCCACATTCTAGTCTCACAGAATGCTCTTGTTGATTGTGAGGATGCTGCGCCTCTTGTTGAGGACGAATTCGCGGTCTCGAAGGGAATTCACGGCCCGGTAAATGGTTGCGAGAGAAAGGCCGGTCGTCTTGACGAGCTTGTCGTAGGTGACCGCGTCGTCGTCCTCGATGAATTCCAGGAAGGCGAGTGCGATGAGGACGAAGCGGGCATGCTCGGTGAGTGGCTTGTCCGTCTGGTAGGCGAACCTGACGGCTGCGGCGAGGTCTAGTGCGGCGTTCATGGCCAGGAGACTACACCCTGGTCGGCGGCGAGTCAACCTCGGACGGCGTGTCAGGTCGGGGTCGCGCACGCACGTGTGCACGCGCGCGCGTAACTCTCTCCGAACGTAGTGAGGAGAGAGTTCTTCTTAGGTTCTTTATCTTCTGTCGGTCATTTTGAATGACCCCCCCCTTCATTTTGAATGACCCCCCTCCTTCATTTTGAACGGTGGTTACGGCACATCCTTCGCAAACTATGAGACTGACGTCACATGTTGCCAGGGTGGTTGACGTCCCGCCCCCGGCACCCTACGATGGACCCGCGACCGTCGCACAGCACACCAACAGTCCATGAGAGAAGGGTGGCGAATGCGACAAACCCACCACAGAAAGGAAAAACAAAACCACCCACCGCCCACGAAGAAACCATTCCACAAAACACGCACAACACCACAACAGGACCATGAGCATCACCATTCAACCCACATCAGTCTGGGACATCCGCCCCGGAGATCCGATCCGACACATGCACTCCACCTGGATCGTCACACAAACCCACCACCACGGCGCCGGATTCACCATCGACCTCCAACGCACCGACCGAAAACGAATGCCCAGACTCCTCAGAACACACTGGACAGAAGACCTCACACTCGACCTCGTCACAAGGAAAGACTCATGAGCATCCTCGCCGACACCACACTCCAGGCCCTCATCGACTCCTACGGACTCATCCGCAGCCGCCGCCCCATCAACATCCAACCCGCCAGCATCGAGATGCACCTCGGCACCACCTACATCGACAACGTCGGCACCCTCGACGAAGAGACAGTCGCCTTCGCCGAAGACCCCCTCGTCATCCAGCCCGGAGAGTTCCTCCTCGCCACCACCGAGGAGTACGTTCACATCCCCAACTGGCTCGTCGGCCGCCTCGAGGGCAAGTCCTCCTGGGCCAGGAAGGGACTTGCAGTCCACGTCACCGCCGGCTTCATCGACCCCGGCTTCCAGGGAGAGATCACCCTTGAGCTCGTCAACTTCTCCAAGTCTCCCATCTCACTGATGCCAGGGACGCGGATCGCCCAACTCACCCTCCTCGAACTCGACCGCCCCGCCGCACGCCCCTACGGATCCGACGGACTCGGCTCCCACTACCAGGGGCAGACCGGGGCAACAGCGTCCGCAATCAAAACGACACCCGCTCGCTAGTTGACAGCCGACACGGTGCGGGAGTAGACTACAGACAACAACAAAGGAGAACACAGCAATGCCCGCACTACTCACCATCCAGCAAGTCGCCACCGAACTCGGCTGCTCCAAACAGTTCGTCTACGCCCTCGTCAAGCGTGACGCCATCAAGCACTACAGGCTCGGCACCGGCCCCCGCGGCACCATCCGCATCAGCCGCACCGACCTCGACGACTACCTCCAACAATCACGCCTCGGCCGATAAACAGCGGGACGGCCACCCCAACCAGATGACCGCCCCGCACGAACGCCGACCGCCGCGCTACTTACAATCGACGAACCGGAGTATACACAAACCATGTACCTCTCGCGACTCACCCCCCTCATCTACCTCCACGCACGCCAAGACCTCAGCAGAGGCGAAGTCAACATCCTCCTCGCCCTCTCCACTCTCGCCGGCGCCCCCATCTTCATCAGCCAGAAGCGCCTCGCCAAGATCGCCCGCACCGGCACCAGCTCCGTCTACAGGCACCTCAACACCCTCAAAGACAAGAACCTCATCATCACCGACACCCACAACGGCGCCGACACCCTCGACTACTACATCGACTGGCGAGCCACCCTCGACGAAGACGGACGCATCCGCTACGACAACTCCTTCACCGTCGAAGAGACCGGAGCCAACACACTCCCCTCCTCCAAGGAGAACAACCGCCGCAAATGGGGCGACGACGCAACAGAACCCCCCAAGACCACCGCCACCCCCGCCACTAAGACCGCCTCCAAGAGCGGCACACGCCTACCCAAAGACTGGACACCCAGCCCAGAACTCGCCGACTGGACACGCCGCGAAGCACCAGCCGCCGCCAACCCAACCGAACTCGAAACCTTCCGCGACTACTGGACAGCCCAACCCGGCGCCCGAGGACGCAAACTCGACTGGGACGCCACATGGCGCAACTGGGCCAGACGCACCAACAAAACCAGCCCCCGCCGCAACCAGGACCAGATGCTCCACGACATGCGAGCACAAGCCATCGCCTGGGACCAAGCACAAGAACACCGCCACGAACTCCCCGCCGAATACTGGAGCGAAACATGATCTCAGCCTCAGTCACCGCAGACATGCTCACATACCTCGTCGCCGCCGGAACCACCACCGCCAAAGACGCACAAGCACCAGTCTGGGCCGACTACCTCAACGCCGAAATCCCGCACCTCCGCTCCACCGAACTCCGCCCCGCCGTCCGGAGAGCCATCAAAGACTGGGACACAAACGGGCGCGGCTGGCAGATCAACGTCGAAACCATCGCCAAAGCACTCCGCACACTACGAAAGGAACGACTCGAACAACACAACCGCAACCACGCCGACACGTACTTCCCAGACGACCTACGAGACGAACCAGAAACAGCCTGCGCCTGGCTCACCGCCTGGAACACCGGCATCGGATCCGGCCTCACCGGCCCACAAGCCGAACAACACGCCTGGAACACCATCGGCCGCCAACCATCACCACCACAACTCCCAGCCGACAACAAACGCGGCAAAGAAAAAGCCCGACGCATCATCCAACAACTCGCCAACAAGAAAGCAAAAGACACACCATGACGCATGCGATTACCATCGGGGAGCTCCACTCCCTTACTGCCAGCCTCGTCGTCGCAGGGCATGCGCATCTCCCAGTCCTCATCCCCACCACCAGTGCGGGCACGATGAAGGCAGCATGCGCTACTGCACTCAGTGCGGCCGAACAACTCCCCGGAACCGAGAACGGCAACCCCCTCTACAAGAGAGACCCCTTCATCTCCATGGACCGCCCACTCACCGGACTGCAACTCTACTGACAAGCAATTAACAGTTACCCCACGAACAGGAGACCCAACATGCCCTACTACCGCAAGAAGCCGATCCCCGTCGCAGCCCGCCAATACACCGGAGACAACTTCACTGAACTCCAGGACTGGAGCGAGAACGCCATCGCAACGGACGACTACTCGAACACCTTCGTCGTCACCCTCGAAGGCCCCATGTTCTTCCACGAAGGCGACTACATCATCCGAGGCGTCCGCGGCGAGTTCTACCCCTGCAAGAAGAACATCTTCGAAGAGACCTACGAGGAAGTGAACTGACATGCTGTACGCAGTAGAACCGACGCCCGCGTCCGAACTGGAGCGGGGGGCCATAGTACGCGGAGACTGCCGGAACTTACGTGTGACCGGAGTGAACCTGTCCGATCGTCGCGTCCACGTCACCGGCATCCCGTTTTATGACGACGATATCGACTACGGCGGCGTGTGGCGTGAGATTGAGAATCGACCAGAGTCCCACTTCTGCCTTCGAACCGACGAACTCATTGACCGTGTCATCTTCTCCGGGGAGCGTGCGGAGTTTGGCCTGGAAGACGTGATCTGATGAACACCGAAACCTACCTTCTAAGCGACCTCCGCCCCGGCGACATCCTCTCACTAGCGGGCTGCGACTACGAGCTGATGTCGATAGACCAGACCAACGACCTCTACTCCTTGCGCATCGAGCACCTCAACACCCGTAGACGCGCGTTGATCGTCGTACATTCGTCTACACCGATCACCAGAATCGACTGAAAGGAACTCGCCATGATCACTATCGCAGACCTCAAAGACCGCCTCGACCAATACGATGATGACGCGACGATCGTCTTCAGAGCCGCCACGGAGCGCGAGCTCTACGACGACGGCGCCCTCGTGGACGTGCTGGATCGGCTCTCCTTCGAACCCGTGTCGCTCGCAGTTGCGGACGACGTCGATTACTGGGAGCCAGACAATGGCGAGCCCGACCGCTTACGCATGAAGGCGCTCGTCTGGAAGGACGCCTGATATGGACTCCTTGATGACAGAGGCCGTCACTCATCTCAGCTACGGATCAGAACCGCCCTCAGTGTTCGCACTCACCGACGATCTTTTCGACCCTCGAACCTCTTGCGGCGCCATTGTTCGCATCCGGAAGGGGAACAAAACCCACAGGATCACCCGGGTCAACATCATCGAGTCCACCGGTGAGGTCGAGATCGAATGCGAGGACGACTGACATGACACTGATCATTGACATGTTCTCCGGAACCGGCGAGCTTGGACGAGCCGTCGCCGCGGGTCTGGCCCGCACCGCCCGCATCCGCCTCGCCGGCAACGCCGTCGTCAGGCTCCAGGGCCGCCTCATGCTCCAACGCGGACTCCTCGCCGTCGGCAACATCAACCTGAAAGGAATCCTCTGATGGCCATTCCCATCACATACACCCGCTACGGCGACCTCAAAGTCGGAGACTGGATCGCCTTCGAAAACACCGTCGCCGAAGTCGCAAGCAATGCCTCCTACGGATCCGTGGCGGCCCTCACTCTTACCAACGAGGACACCGGCCTATCGAAACCCCTCATCACATCCACAGACGCACCCTGCGTCCTCATCATGCCAGTCGAGGATGACGCGATCTGATGCGCATCATCATCGAACCCACACCAGCCGAAGACCTCCACGTCGGAGACCGCATACGCCAGAACGGCCTCATCCGAGAAATCACCAAGATCGAACGGGGCCGAGGGGAACTCGACCTCCGCATCACCGCCACCATCGGCGAGAACAGCCACTACGTCAACGTCTTCACCACCTACGACGACGAAGAATGCGACCGAATCATAGGCCTCTACAACGTAGACACATACGACAGAATACGATACTCTCTACACGAGACACAGGAGAACACCCCATGACCCGCTACACCATCGGAGACCACTTCCACACCGCCGCAGGCGCTGCCCGCGTCACCGGCGAACACACGGAACCCAACGGAGACCGCATCCTCCAAGTCACCATCGACACCTACAACCAGACCTTCGACGTCATCGACTGGATGCTCGACAGCCCCGAATTCGAGTACATGGGCCGCGCACAGCCCTCGACGTAACAAAACAGCCAACAGGCCCCTACCGGGTGGACGAGACCCCCTCAACCCGAGTACGCTACGTGCTAACAGACCACGAAGGAGAAGGGGTCATGAGATTCCACGTCAACCTCCCAGGACCATTCAGCGTCAGCACACGCATCCCCGGCACCGGGCGCCGCCGCTACTACACCACCAAGCAGCGGCCCAGCGCCCTCAAAGCCCTCGCCGACATCGGCCGAGCCGAACGCCAACGCAAAGCCGCCGCCCAGCAACAGGCGGCACGAGAGGCACGACTCCAAGCCTGGTACCAGGAGTGGAAAGCCCGTGAATGGCAGGATGAACTCCGTCGCCAGGCCGAAGCCCACGCCTACCAGCAATGGGCATGGAACCAAGAACAACAGCGCCTCAACCAACAACGGGCCCGCATGGACGCAGCCCGCGCCGCACGAGCCACCACCCCCCACCGCCGAGGAAACCACACACACCAAACCATAGGAGGCGTCACATGGAAGACCCCCTCCCCAAACAGCCCTGCCCCGTCTGCGGCACCCTATTCACCCCCCGCAGCCCCAGGCAGACCCTCTGCTCGCCCCAATGCTCCGACCTACGGTACAACCGCAAACGTCGCCGCAAGGCCGCAGAACAGGCCCGCCAATGGCGCCTGGACAATCCCGAACGCGCCCATGCCGCAGCCCGCGCCTACCGTCAATCTCACCGCGCCCAGGAGGCCGCTCGCGTAGCACGATGGAGGAAGAGCCGACGAGGCTACGCCTCCCACAAACTCTCCCAGTACAAGCAGCAAGTCAAGCGGCTCAAGACCCCGCCCAAGGACTTCGACAGTCAGGCCCTCATCCTCAAGGCCTACCAGGTCGATGCGCTCGAACTCTGGAAGAACAGTGACCAGACCTGCATCGTCTGCGGAGACCTCATCGACGAAGGAATCAGTCACCCCGACCCGATGAGCCGGACCATCGAGCACATCATCCCCATCGCCCGAGGAGGGAAGCACGAGGCGTCGAACATCGCGTTCAGTCACCTCGGCTGCAACCTTCGGAAGGGGCGGCGGCTGCTTGACGAACTAGATGGTTAGCCCTACAATTACTCTGATGTAGCCCCGAGTTACAGGAAATGGTCTCCTGTACTTGGGGCTTACTCGCAATCTTAAAGCGT